ATGCAGAAAAGGTATCTTATAACTGAAACAATACCCAATACAAAGTACATCAAAGGGGCTACTGTACTTGTGTATGACTCATGCCCCTTAGACCAATATGTTAAACAATTATTAAGTGATAAATTAATTTTAATACATGAACAAACAAAACCAAGGTGGGTCAGGCCTTCAACGTATAGAGGAGTTGATCCAACAACTGAAAGACGAAAGTGGGCCAAGTATTGGGCTAATAAGAAACGTAGTTGAATTTATAATTAATAATAAAAATGACTAAACTTTGTGATTGGCTGAACAAGCTATTTGGGTGTACTACACCTCCAGTACTTCCTCCTAATAAAGTAAAGAAGACTGCTTTATTGTTTGCTATAAATGACTATGCTGGTGATGCAAATGACCTTAATGGGTGTATTAATGACCAGGAGATTCTTATAGATTACTTTATGGAGAATCATCCAGAATTCATTGTAACTGGGTTTACCGACAGTCGAGTAACTATTGCTAGGTTTGTATCAGAACTTGATAGTGCAGTGTCTACACTAAAGACGGGGGATGTATTGTTTGTACATTACTCTGGGCACGGGACACAGGTATATGACGTTAGTGGGGACGAATCAGATGGGTATGATGAAGCATTATATCTTTATGATGGACCTCTCAAAGACGACGATATCAATGCTATACTAAGGAAAGTACCTGAAGATGCAACAGTAGTTCTAGCATTTGATAGTTGTTTCTCTGGGTCAGCTACGCGACTTAAGTCTAAGTCTAAGACTAAGATTAGGTTTCATCAATTGCCTAACCATCCTATAAGGCGGCGTGTGCGTCGTAGGTTTGTAAGGGACAATATGAAATGGCTCGCTTTCTCTGGGTGTGGTGAGCAAGAGTATAGTTATGATGCTTATATCGATGGGCAATATAACGGGGCTTTTACATATTATGCTGTTAAAGAGTTAGCCCCTGATATTACTTATCAAGCGTGGCATGCATTAATATGTAAGCACTTACCAAGTAGTAAATATCCTCAAAGTCCAGAACTTGAGGGGGAAATAGGATTATTCGATAAACAAATATTCGTATGAAAATAACTGTTAGTTTCGTTGAGGCTAAACCTAAAAGGGTTAAGTCCATAGTGAAAAAGCAAAGTCGCGGCTTTAGGGCTGCAGGTAAATGGGTGTCTGTTAAGGACATCTTTAAGTCTCAGTATTTAACTAAGGCTGAACGTAATGCTCTGTTAGATATGTGTTACGGGGTTACCATTAAAAAAGGTAAAACTATAAATCGGGTTCAAAAGAATCCAAGACCTATTGCTAAATATGGGGTATATGGGACCATTTTCTGTGATGGGTCCATTGAAGAACTTAGTGAATTTTATAAGGTATAAAGGAATGATGGAAAGTGTAGAATTTTTACCGGTCGAAGTTACCAAAGAATTTATGGGCTTGACCGTGGGTGATATATTGCGGGTTAATCCTAAGACGGGGAATTATGAACTTCATTCAGAAAGTGAAGATATAGGTGACAATAATTTTAGTCATGAGAAATATGAGATTTCATTACAACCCTGGATTATAGATAAGTATAGTGATCATTTTCAGATATATGATGATAAAGGCTTATGTGCTGCTTCTTTAAGTGAAGACGAGAAAAAATATTTAAATGAAGTAGAAGAAACTTATGATAACGCTCTTCCAGATTTTAAAGATGATATTTCAGATGACTTAGCTGAAAAGTCTGTATTTGATGCAACTCCAGATCAGATTGCAGAATTGAAAAAGGAATTAGCTGAACTTAAGGAAATGTTTAATACAGTAGTGGATGCCCTCGGATAGTAATACTCCAGAGTCATTGGTTGAAATTGGAGATGAAAAACAAGACTTTGAAAAATGGGATTACGGACATTTAATATTAGAGTGTTTTAGATGTGGTGAAAAGAAGTTAATGGATCGTGATGTTGAGGGTGGTATAAGTATGTATCTTCCCACTACAGATAAACATGAGTTACGTCTGGTTTGTAATAAATGTAACAACTCAATGAGGATGTTCTTTACAAAATCAGATAAGATTAAACCACCACAGGTAGAACCAAGTGAAATGCCGCCGGAGGTTATAGAGGAGAAGCGAAAACGTAAAAAAGTTAAAAGGAATGAAATTCCAAAAGGTAGTAAAGCGGCGGAATCTGTTCCGTCAAGTGGCGAGAGTTCTTAATGGTCTGAATGATTTGTCTCCTCGGGAGATGGAAATTTTTGGTATCTTATTAAGGATAAATGATAATTGGCGACCGTTACTACCAACAGATACTAAGAATATACTTACGAGGGAAACTCGTAAAGCCATTATGAAAGATACTAGGATTAATAAAAATAATCTAAGTAAGTATCTATCTAACTTAAAAGATAAGAGTCTTATAGTGAAAAATGCATTTGGTGGTTGGGAAGTAGCAGAGATGTTTACTCCCAAAATAGAGAATGATTTAGTACGTGTTATTTTTACAATAGGTATAGAAGATGACGCATCTTAGTCTTAGGAATATTCAAAGAGGTCTTGCTGATATTAAGTGGAGAGGAGTTCATATGATGAAATATCCTATGGATTTAATATTATATCAGATGATTATCAATAATGTTCAACCAGATTTAATTATTGAAATTGGGACGTTACATGGGGGTAGTGCTTTATTTTATGCAGATCTTATGGATTTGCATGGAATAGATGGAGAAGTTCATACTATAGATGTAGTTACTCTTTTAGAAGAAGCGACTGGTAGAAGACCTGGAGTTATTGTTAATGATAAAGTATTAAAACACCCTAAGATAAAAGTCTTTACTGATGGTTATGAAAAATACGATATGGAGTTAGTTAAACCGTTTAGGAAGATTTTAGTAATCGATGATGGTTCTCATATTTATGATGATGTTAAAGCAGCGTTAGCTAAGTTTAGTCCCGTGGTCACTCCAGGTTCTTACTATATTATAGAGGATGGTAATGCGAGGGATGTTTGTGATAATGCTACTTTAGCCGAATTAGGGGGAGGACCATATAATGCAATTGGTGAATTTTTGAATAGTGAGGAAGGTAGATATTATACTATTGATCTTCAGATGTGTGATTTCTTTGGGATTAATAGTACGTACAATACTTATGGATATTTATTTAAGACTCAATACTAATGAATGAATTCGATAGACACAACAAACGTAAATCTCCATTTACTATTAGATTCTTTGAAGAAGAAAAGGTAGTTGACAAAGAAGGAGGATATACTAGTTATAAACAATTGACAATAAAGGAACTTTTTGGTTTTATTTTCCATAAGGGGGTTACATATAAGAATGTAACTATTCAAAATGATAGGGATGAAATAAAAGGTTTTAGAAATGGTTTTAGACAAAACTCTGAATAGTATAATTAGCGGTCTTGCTTTAGAGTTCAAATTAGACAAACGGGTGGTAAAGGAAGCAGCTTTTCACCCGTTATTGTTTTATAAACGTAAGATAGAATCTGGTGATAATCGTCCAATGAGGTTAATGTACTTCGGGGCGTTTGTTCCAAAAACAGGGAGAGTTAACAAAATGGATGCAATGAATTATATAGGTAATCGATTATTAGATAATATAGATGAGGTTTGGGAAGCGTTACCTGAGAAATACTATGATACATATAAGAGTCTAAAGGATTTTAAAGATGCAGTTAAGGTCGCTTTAGCTGAAGAAAACAAACAATTTTTAGATAAATTGTATAAAATATACAAAGAACACTTAAAGAATGTATAAGTTATACAACAAAAATATCTAGAAATGTAACACTTTGTATAAAAAAAGCGTACATAAGGTATGAAACTTTTTGACATTAAGGGAGAAACTATTATTTTAAATGCTCAAACATTAGGTATTCCTCCCTTTAAAGAGATATATGAAAGAGATAAAAGCAAAGGAAAGAAGAAGGCGTATGAGGAAATCTCTTATGTTACTTTTCTTTGTGACAATACAACTGATAATCGATACAGGGGTTATAGCGAAGAGGAAAGAGTTAGGGTACTTAAACGGGATTTTATAAAAGATCTTACTTGGGAACCTGATGATTTAGTTAAAGAAGCAATTGAAAAATTTCGCGAGTTACAAAAGAGCCCAACTTCTAAGTTGTATGAAGCTGCTCTCAATGGGGCTAATAAACTAGCTGGTTACTTTACAAATATTGACTTTGAACTAATAGATGATGAAGGCAAACCAATACATTCAGCCAAGGAATTAGCACAGAATTTAGCAGCAGTTGGTAATATAGTTAGGTCCTTAAAACAGTTAGAAGCAGTAGTTCGACAAGAGCAACAAGATGCTACAACTGCTAGAGGAGGTTCAGAGATTAGTGAATTTGAAGCAACGGGACAAGCATGGTTATAAATAATGAAGTTATATATCCTTCGGGTTATTGTGCATATTGTCTTATGTCTACGGGAAATTGCATATGTATGGAAGAAGGTATTTGGTGGAAAGAGGAAAACAATGAAGATTGAGATACTAAAAGAAAAGATGGCCAATGGTGAAGTTCACTGCGGCTATAGAATTGAAGAGCATGGTTTTAAAGGGCATCCTCCCGTATTAGAGTCATGGTTCGCAGATAGAGATTATTTTAAGAAGCAATTGTTACATTACATAGAACAGTATATTGGCAGAACAAATAAAACTAAAAAAGATTGATAACGCCGATAAATTCCGGGGCGCGGCGCTCCACTTTAAGGAACATCAGTATTATACTTCAGCACCAGATGGTACAACTGAATGGAGAAACTATTGGATAGAAGAAGCCAGACGTTGTTTATATGGGTTTACTGCTGAAGACGGGGATCATATTACTGGTTATTTTTACTTTTACTTAAATTATTGTCCAATCAACCAGATTATTTTCTATGAAAAAATAGATCATACGACTGGTAAATTAGTATTAGCTTCGAAGCGGGGTCTTGATTTCCCGCAATTTTATGATTACGACAGAGTATATTTCGATCTTATTGAAAAGGCTGCTAGCGTAGGTAAACATTTAGCTGTTATTAAGAAAAGGAGAGCAGGCTATTCGTACAAAAATGGAGCGATGCTCTGTCGTAATTTTTATTTAATTCCTCTCTCCAAATCGTATGCAATTGCGTCGGAGGCGGAATTTTTGCTTAAGGACGGTATGTTAACTAAGGCCTGGGATTACATGGACTTTTTAGATGAACATACCGCATGGTCAAAAAAGCGGCAGAAGTCAGATACTAAGATGCATAAGCGTGCTTCTTATATAGTAGATATTAGTGGAGTTAAAACTGAAATGGGCTTTAAGTCTGAGATTATAGGTGTAACTCTAAAGAACGATGTACATAAGATTCGTGGTAAAGCTGGCTTACTATATCTCTTTGAAGAAGGTGGCCAGTTTCCTAATTTAAAGGAAGCGTGGCAGATCACATTACCATCAGTTAGACAGGATGCTGAGGTATTTGGACAGATGATTGCCTTTGGTACTGGTGGTAGTAAGGAGGCTAATTTCGAAGGGCTGAGGGATCTGTTTTATGAACCAGAGGCTTATGAGTGTTTACCCATAGAGAATATGTGGGATGATGGTAAACATAGTACTGTATGTGGTTTATTTGTTCCAGAGTATATGAATATGTCTGGTTCAAAAGAAGACCCATATATGTATATGGATAAAAATGGGAATAGTCTTATTGATTCTGCAATGTCAAGGATAGATGTAGAACGAGAGCGTATTATTCAAAGCGCTAGTGATAGGAATGCCATTGATCGTTACATCGCGGAACATCCAATAACTCCAGAAGAAGCTTGTCTAGTAGTTAGTGGTAACATATTCCCAAAGAAAGACTTAATTAGACATTTAGCTACTATAAGAAACTCTGAGACATTAGAGAATTTTAAACAAGTTGGAGAATTATATGCTGATCCTAAAGGTAATATACGTTGGGATCTTAATCCTCAACTTTCTGATTTAACACAATATAGAGTATCAGACGGGAAGAAAAAGGATGGGGCAATTGTTATTTGGGAACATCCCATACCAGACCCACCCTATGGTTTATATATAGCCGGTTGTGATCCTTATGATCATGACAAATCTCTCACTAATTCCTTGGGATCATGTATTATATATAAGAGGTTCCAAGACTTTGAATCTTATTATGAGTTACCAGTAGCTGAATATACTGGGCGGCCAGATACAGCTGAGGAGTATTACGAAAACGTACGTCTACTTCTATTGTATTATAAAGCCAATCTTTTGTATGAAAATGAAAAGAAAGGTTTATTTACTTATTTTTCACACAAGCATTCTGAGTATTTACTTGCAGATCAACCAGATATAATTAAGGATATCCTTAAGGATTCTAAAGTTGAGCGTGGTAAAGGGATACATATGAATAAGCCCATTAAAGATTGGGGCGAAGGACTTATAAAGGAATGGCTTAATGAAGAATATGCCCCTAATAAAAAGAACTTAACGAAGATACTATCTGAAGCTCTAATTGAGGAATTGATCTCTTATAATGACGAAGGGAACTTTGACCGAGTAATGGCATTAATGATGGTTATGATTTATCGTGAGCAGTTACATCATGTTCACGTTAAAAAACGTAAAGAAGAAACTAACAGAGATAGAATATTATTCCCTAACGGGATATTCAGAGATGTAATTAAATACGCATAAAAATGAGAAATAAAGATAGTGCGCCAATATTTCCAGCACAGAAACTTCCTAAAGCTAAAAAGAATCAGGAATGGAAAGAAGCGTGTGTAGATGCGATAATTGCTAGAGAAGGTAGTAGTTCAGTTATAGGGTCTCGTACCCGTAAAGAACGTATGCTTATAAATTATGAGTTATATAATGGTAACTTTAATGAAGATGATTTAAAGCACGTAACCAATCCATTTAAGGTTGATGATGGTTTTCCGGCAACTCCGCAAAATATGAACATTGTCAGGCCTAAGATAGACTTATTGCTTGGTGAAGAAAGTAAACGCCCGTTTAACATATTAGTTATACAGACCAATGATGACGTAGTTTCTGACGTTATTGATAGGCGAACTAAATTGTTAAGGGAATATGTCATGGCTAAGATGAACGAAGAGTTCACTGGGCAACCTTCCGAAGAAGGTGAAGCGTTGGCTCCGGAGCAGATTGACAAGTACTTTAAACAAGACTTTAAGACTATTGGGGAACGTTCTGCCAATGATATACTTAATTATTATAGGGAGAAAATCCATATGACTAATGAGTTTGTCAAGGGCTTTAAGGACGGTCTGATAGCTGGAGAAGAGATATATTATACTGGAATAGTAAATGGGGAACCCGTGTTAGAACGGATGAATCCTATGAATTGTGACTTTGATAAGAATGTAGATACAGAACTTATCGAAGACGGGGACTGGTTTCTCTATTCTACAAAGATGGCACCTGCTGCTATATATGATAGGTTCTATGATATTATGACAGAAGAACAGTTAGATACTATTCTTGAGTTAATGGAGGGGCGTGCTCTTTCTAAATCTGGCGGTAATACTGGGTCTCAGGTTAATACTAAGACTGTCATGTATAAGGAGAATATCTCCGCTAGATTTTTATATGGAGAAGAGTATGGTCAGACAGCATTACCAGTTTGGCATGCTGTATGGAGAAGCTTTAAAAAGGTTGCCTTTGTAACTTCTTATGATGAGAATAACGAAGAGGTCGTTACGATGATGGACGAAGGTTATAAGGCTGCTCCTGGTGAAGAAATCGAATGGGACTGGATTGTAGAAACATGGGAAGGTTATCGCGTAGGCGGGGCTTCTATTAATCATGACGGAGTTTATGTTGGAATACAACCAATAGAGTATCAATATACTTCTATGGATAATCCTAATTCTAAGAAATTACCTTATATCGGAGTTACTTATAGTGATACTAATTCGCGTGGTAAGTCTCTCGTTGGGGTAATGAAACCCTTACAGTATATGTATATTGTAATATGGTATAGGTTAGAATTGGCATTAGCTAGAGATAAAGGTAAGGTTATAAACATGGAT